TTGCTTTATCAGGAAGAAAACTTGCAGTTCCACCTCAATTGGTGTTCGTTGCTGAAAGAATTATCAAGTCTAATTTAAGACCTGGTACTGCTGACAACGATATCAATGCAATGAGAAACATGGGTATGATACCTGAAGGTGTAGTAGTAAATCAAAGATTTACTAACCCTGATCAGTATTTTATCCTAACTGATTGTCCAGATGGAATGAAACACTTCGTTAGAGCACCAATCAAAAAAGCTGTTGAAGGTGATTTTGAAACTGGTAACCTAAGATACAAGTGCAGAGAAAGATACAGCTTCGGTTTTACAGACTGGAGAGGTGTATACGGATCTGAAGGCGTAGCATAATAATAAATAATTACTAGGCGTAGCAATACGCCTAGTATTTTTAATACTAACCCAAACGACTGCGAAAGCAGACTATTATAAGGAGATAGACTATGGGAACTACTACATTTTCTGGCCCAATTAAAGCTGGAACAATTAAAGAAACAACTGGAACCGTATTAGGTTCAGATGTAAAAAATACAGGTCAAACTGTAATGTCACAATCAATTATGATTAATGCAGAAGTTGCCGCTGGAACATTTACTCACAACGTAGGTGTAATACCAGAAAACTCACAACTACTTTCAGTTATACTTAGAGTTGGAGTAGTGAGTAATGCTGGTGGCACAGCAACTGTTTCAGTAGGAGTGTTGAGTAAGACAACTCAATTTCTTATTGCAAATACTAATGTTAAAGCTTTAGGAGAAACTACTGCATTAGCTACTGGATCTTTAGATACAGCGGATAGATTTAGTGCTGACAGCCAGATCACAGCAACACTTATATCTGCAGGTGCTACTGCAACTACAGGTCAAATAACTGTTACTTTTACTTATCTTCAAGCAAATAATTTGCGGGACGCTATAGTAATATAATAATTAATTAGAGGGCCTTCGGGCCCTCATTTAAAATATGGAATTTAATTTAGACTTTTTAAAAACTGCTGGTGAAGCTCTTTCTTCTTTTGGTAAAAAAGATGATGATTTAATTAAAGTTAAAGATAAAGAAGTAATTGAATTATCAAAAGATAAAGAAAAAGATGTAGCAACTAAAACTATATTAGAAACAGGTGATGCTACTATAGCAGAAGAAATTAATAAAGAAAAAGAAGGTGTAATTACAACTAAAGATAAGAAAAAAGAATCAGCTTCTGATTTAGAAAAAAAATTAGCTAATATAGAAAAAGTTATAGATAAATTTAGTGGAGGAGGAACTACTACACTTCCTTCAAGTAAAGAACTAGTAAGTAGTTCTAATGATAATATTAATATAAGACCTTTAGATATGGGTCAAGTTCAAGCTAAAGCTAATCAACAAGAGTATTTAAAACCTAGTTCTGTACCTAATGATAGAATTGCTTTACTATATAAAGACTTAGAAAAATATAATTTAATTTAGGAGAAAAAAATGGCAGGATCAGATATAAATGTTGTAAGTAAAAATAAAGCAGCATTATCTAATACAGCTTCAAATGCTCCCACTACCGTTACTCTATTTGGTGGACCGATGAGATTAAAAGGTTTTATTGTTGAACCTTCAACTGCTCCTGGTGTTCTTACTTGGAAAGATGGTGGAACAAATGTATTTGAAATTGAAACAGGTAATGTAGCTGTAGGTGCTTCAACAGTAGCTATAAATTTACCAGCAGATGGTATAAAATTTAAAACAAGTATACAAGTTTCATCAAGTTTAGTAGGTGCTAATGTAGCAACTATAAATGGTGTAACTGCGTTTTTTGCATAATGGAGAAATATGGCTTTATCAGGAACTTCAACTTTTACTCTAACAGTAAATGATGTAATACAAGAAGCTTATGATAGAATAGGTGGTGATCCTATTTTAGGTTATGATGTAAGATCAGCTAGACGTAGTATGAATATTATGTTTAGTGATTGGGCTAATAGAGGTTATAATCAATGGACTGTAGAATATAAAACTTTAGCTATTACTACAGGAACTACAGAATACACTTTAGATTATGATACAGTAGATATCATTAATGCAAACATTCAAATAAGTGATGGAACAGAGTATGCAATGACAGCATTAGGTCTTAATGATTATGCTGCTATTTCAAATAAAACTACTCAAGCTAGACCTACACAATATTATTTACAAAGATTATCTACTCCAGTTCTTAAAATTTATCCAGCTCCAGATACTAATTATACTATTACTTATTATCGTATGAGAAAAATAGAAGATATCACAGCTTCTACTGTTAATGGAGTACAACAAAATATTGATGTGCCCTTTAGAGCTTTCGAGTGTATGTGCGCAGGACTTGCTTATTATCTTTCTAAAAAAAGAACAGGTGTAACTCCTCAAACTCAACAAATATTAAAAGTAGATTATGAAGAATCATATCAAAGATTAGTCGCAGGTGACGATACTCCTTCTACAAGAATTATACCGTCAACAGGCAACAGCTTTTATTCATAATGGCTAGAGTTCCAGCAAGTACTAGACCTCATAGAGCACCTTCAACAAAATTTGCTGGTGGAAAATATGCACAAGCAATATCTGATAGATCAGGTATGGCATTTCCATATCAAGAAATGTTATTCGAATGGACTGGTATGTTTGTTCATACTTCAGAATGGGAACCTAAACAACCTCAATTAGATTTAACTTATTTTACTGATGCACAAACTTTACAAAATGCTAGACCACAAGCTAGTATAAGTGCAACAGAGGCTGCAAGAACTGGTGGAGGATTACCAGGCTCTCAAACAGGCGGTGTTCCTAATCAAGTAACTGCTTTACCTGGATTTGAAAATACATCAGGTCAATCTGTTTATGTTGGAGTTGCAACTATTCCAACTTCTTGGTATACAAACAACACAAATTTGTTACAGGTAAGCTTAGGAAGTGTTACTGTTGTAACATGATAAAAAAAAAAAAATTAAGTGTTATGATCGCAACACCTTGTTATGGCGGCTTACTTACAGAAGCATATTTACATGGAATAATGAGTGTAACTCAATCGGCTGCTAAAAATAATTATACAGTTCATCTAAACACAATGGGAAATGAAAGTTTAATTACTAGAGCTAGAAATACTTTAGTAAGTCAATTTTTAGATGAAGATGATAAAGATTCTAATGCTTTTACTCATTTAATGTTTATCGATGCTGATATTGGATTTAATGGAGAAGCTGTAACAAGAATATTACAATCAGGTTATGATATAGCTTGTGGAGTATATCCTAGAAAATCTATTGATTGGGAAAGTTTACCAAAATTATTTAAAAAAAGTAATAAACACATAGAACAAAGAGTGCTGGGTTATAATTTAAATTTTGCTGATCCTAAAAATATTATAGTAGAAAAAGGTTTTGCTGAAGTAATGGATGCTGCAACTGGATTTATGTGTATTAAAAAAGAAGTTTTTCGCAAAATGATGAAATCTTATCCTAATCTTAAATATACTAGTGATCAAATTATTAATAATAAAAGGTATGGAAGTAAAAATTGTTATGCATTTTTTGACTGTATTATTGATGAAAAAAGTAATAGATATCTATCAGAGGATTATGCTTTTTGTAGATTATGGCAAAAAATAGATGGTAAAATACATTCTGATCTTCGAAGTCCTTTAACGCACTATGGAACTTATCCATTTGCTGGAAATGTTTGGACTAAATTTAAAGTTGACGATAAAGTAAAGGTAGAAAAAAAAGATGGCAATGACATACAGCAGTCTTCAAAATGATATTAAAGTTTGGGCTGAAAATACAGGAACAGATTTTACTGCACAATTAGATACTTTTATTGATAATACTTTTTCTAGTTTATCAAGAGATATAGATCCTATTGGATTCAATGAGAATGTAACTACTACTGCAATAGTAGGAGATAGATTTGTAAATCTTCCTACAGCTATTGAACCTATGTTATTTAATTATTTAACTATAACTGTTGGTACAGAAACAAGTTATTTAGAATTAAAAACTTTAGCTTATTGTCAAGAATATTGGCCTAATGTAGCACTTCAAGGTCAACCTAAATATTTTGCAAATTTTGATGATGATCGAGTATATTTAGCACCTACACCAAATCAAGCTTATGTTCTTAAATTAGGATATCAAGGCAAAATTAATCCTTTATCTAACACTAACACTACTAATTGGTATACTGAAAATATTCCAGATGTTTTATTATATGGCTGTTTAGCCGAAGCAAATCTCTTTACAAAGAACATGGAAGATTATACTATATATCAAAATTTGTATAATACAAGAGTTGCTACCGTTAATAATGAAGCTCGGAGAAGAAGAAGAACCGACTATAAATTTCCTGGTAGTCCTGTTGGTACAAACACATTAACTGGAGGACAATAATATGGCAATAACACAAGCGATAGCTACTGTATTTAAACAAGACTTAATGTCGCCTGGTGGAAACCTTGCAGCACTCACTTTAAAGTGTGCTTTGTATTCAAATGCGGCAACTCTAAATGCATCAACACCTGCATACACGGCAAGTAATGAAGTATCTAGTAGCAATACTAACTATACTACTGGTGGAAACACACTAGCTAATGTAGCAATTTCTGTAGACGGAACTACTGCAATTTTTGATGCTGATAATGTTACATTTCCAAATGCAACAATTTCTGCTCAAGCAGCACTTTTATATAATGCTAATAATGCTAATTCAGCAATTGCAATTTTAGATTTTGGAGGAGTTAAAACTTCCACTAATGGAACTTTTGAATTACAATTTCCTACTGCAAATGCAAGTGCTGGCTTAATAAGAATAGCTTAAGGATTATTTATGACTTTTGTCATTAATGATAGAGTTAAAGAAACCACTACTAGCACAGGCACAGGAACTATAAATCTTGCAGGAGTAGAAAATGGTTTTCAAGGATTTGTAGCAGGCATAGGTACTACAAACTCTACTTATTATACTATTAGTCTTCCCGCAGGAGATTATGAAGTAGGTATAGGAACGGTTACTGATGCTAGTCCAGATACTTTATCTAGAACTACCGTAATATCATCTTCAAATTCTAATAATTTAGTAAATTTTGGTGCAGGAACAAAAGATGTATTTTGTACTATTCCAGCTAAAAGAACTATTTCACCAGTAATGACAGCAACAGGTTATGTTGTAACACATGCTTCAACTTTAGATGAAGATCAAACTTTAGATTCAGGTGTATTAGCAGGACCCGTAACAATAACAGGAACACAAACTATAACAGGAACTTTGGTAGTAATTTAATGAGTAAAATAGAAGTTAATCAAATAGATCCACAATCAGGAACAACGTTAACTCTTGGTACTTCAGGAGATACTGTTTCTATTCCGTCAGGGGTATCACTTGCACCAGGTGGAGGATTAACTCTTACAGGTGCGTTGGTCGTTGACGGTGGCACAGTAAAATTAGACGGAAATTATCCAACAGGTACAGATAATGTAGCTTTAGGAGATACTGCTTTAGATAGTGTTCAATCTGGTGGAACTGAAAATACAGCAATTGGTAGTAAAGCAGGAACTGCAATAACAACTGGAGATGCCAACACAGCACTTGGTACTTGTGCTTTGCTTGTTAACACAACAGGAATAAGAAACACAGCACTTGGTCATAGAGCATTAGATGCAAACACAGATGGTAATTGTAATACAGCAGTAGGTATGACTTCTTTAAGTGCAAATATTGGAGGCGATCA